ACACTCACTCACACAAAAACGAGGGAGGCACCACACCATGAAGTCCGTAGAGCAGCTCACCAAGGAATTCACCGAGATCATGACAGCCAATGGCTTTGAGGCCACCAACGAGACCGATTACGCCGGGAACATCCTGTATTCCCGCCGCTGGCAGCGCACCGCCGAGGTATTCATGTATGGCACCACCCGCCATGAATACGAGATCGTGGCGAGCATCAGCTATGGATACCCCATGATCCGGATGTACGAGGATGGCCGCCAGATTGACTGCCGCGATTACAGCAGCCCGAAGCGCGCGCTGAACGCCATGAAGGAGATCATCCGCTGCGCCGGATACGAATTCTAAGCGCTCTGGAATCCCATCACCACGGCTGGCCCGCACGGGCCAGTTTTTCCTCCTTCTTTTCTTGAAGTTATTCTTCAAAAAGGCTTGTCTTTTCCGAGTGAGTATGGTAACACTCACTCACACCAAGGCAAGGAGGAAATCGAGTATGTGGACGAAGGGTAACATCAACGGGTATGAGTATGAGGTCAAGCACTTCGACGAGGGATCTGAATTCGGCATCAACGGCGGGCGTATCTCCAAGCTGGCTATCCGGGATTTGGATGGCCGCTGGGTGGTAAATTACGACCGGGGCTGGGATCAGCGCCCCACCAAGATAATCAAGCCGATTTACGATGAAATCATAAAGATGTACAACTAACCCCCCGGCCCGCAAGGGCCTTTTTTAGTCCCATCATCACTATATTGAAAGGAGGGCGGCATGGGAAACAGGTACAAAAAGACGGATCAGGGGTATTGCGTCGCCTACTTTCAAAGTGGTGGCGCTTTTCTATTTGACGAGTTGGACCTTCCATTGATCCAGGAGCATACCTGGCACCATGGAAAGCGTGGGTATCCAGCGACCCATTTCAAAGGGAAGACGGTGGTCCTCCACAAGCTGCTCTATCCGGATATCCAGGGCGAGATCGACCATATCAACGGCGACAAGCTTGACAATCGCCGGAGCAATCTTCGGATCGTCACGCACCAGCAAAACGCATTCAATCAAAAGCGGCGCTGCACCAATTCCTCAGGATATATCGGAGTCAGCGGGGTCAAGGATTCCGAATGCTTCGAGGCCTATATCCATATCCACGGGCGCAAGCATCATCTGGGTATATTTGACAGTGCCCGGAATGCGGCTCGGACGCGGGATTGTGTGGCCAAGCTGGTGTTCGGGGAATACGCCCGGCTGAACTTCCCGAAGGCCGGGAAGCGAGGGCGTGGGCGGCATGGCTAAGCGACACAAGAAATGTGAATTCATGCTGCCAACTTCCCACTACGACAAGGAGCGCGCGGATCATGCGGTCAACTTCATTCAATCCCTCAAGCACACCAAGGGCGTGTGGGCCGGGAAACCTTTCCTGCTATTCGACTGGCAGGAAAAGATCATCCGGGATATCTTCGGGACGATCAAGCCCACCGGCTATCGCCAGTTCAACACGGCTTTCGTCGAAATCTGCAAGAAAGCTGGCAAGAGTGAACTCGCCGCCGCCATCGCGCTGTATATGCTCGCCGGGGATGGCGAGGAAGGCGCGGAAATCTATGGCTGCGCCAATGACCGCCAGCAGGCCAGCATCGTTTTCGACGTGGCGAAGGACATGGTCCTGCAATGCCCGGCGCTTCTCAAGCGGATCAAAATCGTGGAAAGCCAGAAACGCCTCGTCTACCTCCCCACCCGTTCCATATACCAGGCGCTCTCCTCCGAGGTTGCCTCGAAGTATGGATACAATGTCCACGCCTGCATCTTCGACGAATTGCTGGGCCAGCCGAATCGGAAGCTGTTCGATGTAATGACGAAGGGCTCCGGCGCTGCCCGCAAGCAGCCCCTGAACTTCATCATCACTACGGCGGGATCGGATAAGAACTCCATATGCTATGAGGTACACTCCAAGGCGGTAGACATTCTGGAGGGCCGGAAGCATGATCCGACCTTTTATCCCGTGGTTTATTCTGTGGATAACGAGGCGGATTGGACCGATCCGAAGGTGTGGCGGGCTGTGAATCCGTCCCTCGGCAAGACCGTGGATGAGGAGTATTATCGGGCAGCCTGCGAATCCGCGAAACAAAACCCCGCCGAAGAAATGAATTTCAGGCAGTTTCATCTTTGCCAATGGACCAACGCCACCACGCGCTGGATGCCGATGGACAAGTGGGACGCCTGCGCCTTCCCGGTTGATCCGGAGCGCTTGCGCGGGCGGCTCTGCTATGGCGGCCTGGACCTTTCCTCCACGACGGATATAACGGCGTTCGTGCTGGTATTCCCGCCCGAAGACGAGGACGGGAAGTATGAGATTCTCCCGTTCTTCTGGCTCCCGGAGGATAGCATCGATCTGCGCGTGAAGCGGGATCATGTGCCTTACGACATCTGGCAGCGTGAGGGCCTGGTGTATACCACCGAGGGCAATGTGATCCACTACGGATATATTGAGGAATTCATAGAGGAGTTGGGCACGAAGTACCACATTGCGGAAATCGCCTTTGACCGCTGGGGCGCGGTTCAAATGACGCAGAACCTGGAAGGGCTGGGCTTTACCGTGGTGCCCTTCGGCCAGGGCTATAAGGATATGTCGCCGCCCACCAAGGAATTGATGAAGCTGGTATTGGAGCAAAAGATAGCGCATGGCGGCCACCCGGTATTGCGCTGGATGGTCGATAACGTCACCATCCGCTCCGATCCTGCTGGCAACATCAAGGCCGATAAGGAGCGGTCCACTGAAAAAATCGACGGAGCCATTGCAACCATCATGGCGCTGGATCGGGCCATCCGGCACGAGGGCAATGGAGCCTCGGTATACGACGAAAGGGGGCTTTTGTTTATATGAGCGTTTTCAACAGGCTGTTCCGGGCGCGGGACAAGCCTGACAATCCTGCCAATGTCCAGGACATGCTGAATGGCGGCAACTACGCTTTTTTCTTCGGCGGTACCGCAGCTGGCCAGGCAGTAAATGAGCGCACCGCCATGCAGATGTCGGCGGTATATGCCTGCGTCCGGATTCTGTCGGAGGCCATTGCCGCGCTTCCCCTACATTTTTACCGCTACAACTCTAAGGGCGGCAAAGAAAAGGCGCTGGATCACCCGCTGTATGTGCTGCTCCATGACGAGCCAAATCCGGAAATGAGCGCATTCTCCTTCCGGGAAACGCTCATGACGCATTTGCTTCTCTGGGGCAATGCTTACGCACAAATCATCCGGAACGGACGCGGCGAGGTGCTAGCCCTTTATCCCCTCATGCCGGACCGCATGGTGGTGGATCGGGATGCCCATGGGCACATCTACTACACATATACCCGCTCGGATGCAGATGTCAATACCCTGGGAAAATCATCCTCTGTGCTGCTGTGGCCAGAGGATGTTTTTCATATCCCCGGTCTGGGTTTCGATGGCCTCGTCGGCTATAGCCCGATTGCGATGGCGAAGCGGGCTGTGGGCCTGGGGCTCGCCTGCGATGAATACGGAGCCTCGTTCTATGCCAACGGCGCTCAGCCCGGCGGGGTTTTGGAGCATCCGGGCGTCGTGAAGAATCCCCAGCGTGTCCGGGATTCCTGGAACGCGATCTATCAGGGCGCGAAAAACGCCCACAAGGTCGCCATCCTCGAAGAGGGCATGTCTTATAAACCGATCAGCGTCAATCCCCAGGAGGCGCAATTTCTGGAGACGCGCAAGTACCAGATTGACGAGATTGCCCGGATATTCCGCGTGCCGCCCCACATGGTGGGCGACCTGGACAAATCCTCGTTCTCGAATATCGAGCAGCAGAGCCTGGAATTTGTGAAGTATACCCTGGCTCCGTGGATTGCCCGCTGGGAGCAGACGATTCATCGGACGCTGCTGTTGCCCGAGGAAAAGGCCCGGCATTTCGCCCGGTTCAACGTAGAGGGTCTGCTGCGCGGCGACTATCAATCCCGAATGAACGGATACGCTGTCGCTCGACAAAACGGCTGGATGAGCGCCAATGATATCCGAGAACTGGAAAACCTGGACCGCATTCCGGAAGAAGCCGGAGGCGATCTGTACCTCATCAACGGTAACATGACCAAGCTGGAGGACGCCGGACTTTTCGCTGGCGATCCACCGACCAACCCAAAGGAGGCTGAATCTTGAAAAAGTTCTGGAATTGGGTGCGGGACGAGACTGATCCCCAAGAGCGCACCCTGCGCCTGGAAGGCGCGATTGCCGAAGAATCCTGGTTCGATGATGAAATCTCGCCCAAGATCTTCAGGCAGGAGTTGTTTGATGGCGATGGTCCTATCACCGTCTGGATCAACTCGCCGGGCGGCGATTGCGTCGCCGCCGCGCAAATCTACAACATGCTCATGGACTATCCGCATGACATCACCGTCAAGGTGGACGGCATCGCTGCGAGCGCGGCCAGCGTGATTGCCATGGCCGGGACGCGGGTCATTATGACGCCGGTTTCGCTCATGATGATCCATAATCCCCTGACCGTCGCCATGGGCGACAGCGACGAAATGCGCCGGGCCATCCAGCTGCTGGATGAGGTCA